ATCTAAACATAAAGTTTCTTTGTTTTTCGAGAAGTTTTTTCATTTTATTAATATACAGATGTCCCTCTTCTGAGGAAGGATCTCTCATTCCTCTGACAGCGATACCTGTCATAATATCTTCTTGTAACTCCTGTATCTCGGCCATTGCGGCTCTGACTGCTGGAGCTTTAAAAAATTCACTCATTAATAGTCCGAATGTTATTACTATTTATCTGTTTTAGATACCCACATAGGTAGGTATATAAGGGTAAATGCACTACCCCAGAAGGCGAGAAAGACGTATAAATGACTACCTCTATGAGGTGAAAATGCAAACCCTAAGGCTACAACTATCACCCAAACGTAGTCTACTATACCATGAAAGGTTTGCCAACCATCACCGTATTTTTCTATAAGATTATCTCTTTGTTTTGCAGCCCAAGGGGATACATGTCTCATCATTACAAATCCTTCATTTAGGAACATAATGATGAATCCTATCCAGAATATCATAGTATTATTACAATGGCAATTTAGATCTAGAAGTTCTCTTAAGATAATTGAGTTCAGTTGCTTCTGCCTTCAATTTATCTTTGAGTGGTTTTGAAATTAATTTACCTACTGATTCAAACTCAATATTTTTCTCTTCACAATAACTAATAATTGCTTCGATATAATTGAGTTCGGTGGTAAGTACAAGTTGTTCTATGTCACTTGTAAACTTATTCTGACAGAGAAATTTCTCTTTTAGCAGTTCATTAACTTCTTTCTCCATACTCTCCGAGCTTGTGGGTGACAAATTCTTTAATATACTTGGTAAGAAGTTTAATATAGTCACGTTTGTTGGTTTTTTCATAAACTTTAACATCTCCGTTTTCACATACCATTAAGGTAACAATCTTCTCTACCACAGTGCCTGTCATTTCATAGTACATACAGGCATACGCAGTCTCTTGAACGAAGTAGTTTGTACACCACTTCTCTGGTTTAATTTTTTTAGATGTTTTAAAGTCTATTATGGCTAATTTGCCATTGTATTCTGCAATGCAATCAACTCTTCCCGCTATCCCAAAATACTCACTATATAGTGGTTTTTCTAAAGCATGAATATTATTTATGTTATCAAGGTATTTTTTTCCATGTAGGAACAATGCCTTGGTAGTTGGGAGAACATCTAAAGTATTAATATCCTTATTCAAAAGATACTGTTCTACAAGATCATGAAACTTAGTTCCTCTTGTTGTAGCAACTTTTGTAATCTTATTGGCTTCCTCTTCACCAACTTTCTTACGCCAATTAATAAAAGTCTGACGATTATAGAAACTTGTTATAGAGGTAATAGAAGGAGCCTTCTTTCCACTCGGAAGAGTGTAATATCGAACTCCATCTATGGTATTGGCTTCTAACTCAAAATCACCAAGTTTATTCAAGTGGGTAAACATTATAAAGACAAGGCAAGTTTAGTAACCAAATAGTTTCTTACTAAGCCTGATCGAACAATATCATCCAAACCAAATTCAACAACACCAAAATCATCTTCCATGATTTCAATTATGCGTTTAAAGTCTAAGATGCCATTCTTCTCATTGGACTTTGTAAGATCCGTTTGAGTAGAATCACCACAAAACATTATTTTACAGTTATCTCCTACTCTTGTTATTATACTATCTAATTCATGAAAATTCAAGTTTTGCATCTCATCTACTAACACAATGCAATTATCAAGTGTTGTTCCCCTGATAAATGATGTGCTCCAGAATGAAATAGTCTCTTGAGCTTTTAAATTACCGTATAACATTTCAAAGTCATTGTCTGAGGGCATCTCAAACATATACTTTACCATATTCTTATAAGGAATCTGATAGAGTGATGACTTATCCTCATGATCTCCAGGCAGGAAACCAATCTCTCTTGTAGACACTAATGACCTAACAATATACACCTTATCATATGGTGTCATTTCGTCAAGAACATCTTTGAGTGCAAGATACAAACTTATAAATGTTTTACCTGTGCCAGCACAACCATATGCAAACATGTTCTTACCTTTTGCATAATTATCAAAAAGTATCTTTTGATTATCTGTGATAGGTTCAATATCAACCAACATAC